TATGTCACCCAAACGGAGGGTACACTAAAGTCACTAATATATTTCCACAGGGGCTAACAGATGCATATAAAGTGGTATTTTCAGACGAATCTTCTACAATATGTTGTGCAGAACATCTATGGAGAGTTAAAGCTGATTTTGATGACTGGAGAACATTATCTACTCGCAAAATTATTGACAGCCAACTATCTACTCCTAATAGATATTACTATAAATGGTACGTACCAATAACCAAGCCTGTTGATTTTCAAGAACAAAAAGTAATAATAGGCCCATATACGATGGGACAACTATTAGGCAAGAGGTATAATCACCAAGATCATATTCCTGAAAAATATTTATACAACACAGTGGAAAACAGATGGGCTTTACTACAAGGACTAATGGATGCAAATGGTAATGTTGGAGTTTGTGGAGATTGTACATATGTATCTACATATCTTAAATTAATTCAAGATGTTAAAACATTGGCACAATCGCTTGGTAGTGTTTGCACAATCAATACACAAATGGTTACACATGATAATAAAGTTTTTAAGTCCTTTAGGTTAACAATGTCGTGTGACGATAATGTTATGTATTTTAGGTCGTATAAGAAAAGAGAAAAGTGTAGTAAATTTGCTAAGTTTCCATTACGCAGACGTATCGTAAATATTGACAAATTACCAGATAAAATTCCAACACAATGTATTACCGTGTCTGCACAGGATGGTCTTTACCTTACAGACGATTTTCTTGTAACTCATAATTCATCTCTGTGTTTACATTTTGCAGGGATGGCACAAAAACCAGAATATGCTTGTGACATTGGTAGAGAAGATGGCAGACATACATATATATTCAACATTGAAGGGAGACTAAAAAGCCGTGATATAAGAGGAATTAAACACTTAGACCCTTCAAGAATATCAGTTATTTCATCAAAGCCCGGTAAAATTCTTACTGGTGAAAACTATATTGATATGGCCGAAAGGCTTATTAACGAACGCCCCGGAGATATATTTATACTGGACTCTTTTTCTGCATTATGTACAGAGGGAGAACTCAAGTCTAACATTGGAGATCGCTATCGAGCAGACGCACCTGTTCTATTGGCTAAATTTTGTCGTCGTATTTCTAATGTCATACCTATTAACAAATCTATAGTGATGGGTATAACACATGTAATTGCTAATCAAGGTGGCGGAGTAGCAAAATGGATGGAGGCGTCTGGTAGAAAATTACAATATCAAGTAGACGTTAAGCTTAAAGCTACTCATTTTGGAGATTGGACTGTTGGTGAAAATAGGGTCGGTCAGGATGTGCATTGGGTGTGTGACTCGTCGGCATTAAATGCTGGCCCAGGTGGTAAATTTACGTCTAAACTGAGATATGGACACGGTATTGACATAGAAGCAGAATTATTTAATATAGCTATAGACCTTGGGTTAGTTAAAAAGGGCGGTGCCTGGTTTACCATGCCAAGTGGAGAAAAGTTACAAGGTGCGGAAAATAGTATTGTCTATCTAAGAGAACACCCAGACGAAACACAAAAACTTTATAGTCAAATTAGAGAAATGCTTAAAATATGAAAGTAACAGATTTACTGGGCAATATCTCAAATTGGCAATTAAAGGGAGACATTATTACTAAAGACACTAGAGATAGGTCTCAATATCATATTAATACCCGGTCAATAATCAAAGAGGTGTTTCCTACAACAACAGTTCTTGAGGAAGTTTCTATTTATATAAGACCACGAGAGGTTTTATTCTTAGACTTTTATATACCATTACATCACTTAGCAGTTGAAGTACACGGCAAACAACACTTTGAATTTGTTCCCCATTTTCATGTGGATAGATATGGATTTGCAAAACATAAAAAGCGAGATAATGAAAAATTAGAGTGGTGTCAAATCAACAATATCAGAGTTATAATATTATCATACAACGAGGATCAAGATGTCTGGAGAAACAAACTTAGACTTAACGAAACAACAAATGCAAACCGTGGAGGCTGCTCTTGATGCGTATGAAAATAGCTGTGGACTTCCAGAATTTACTAATCCAATAGAAGATAAAGAGTCGGCAGAATATTTTAATATGCCCAGAAATGTCATAGAAAAACTAACCTCCGAAGACTGTTCCCAAATTGCGTATAGATTAGCACAGTTATCGTTCCACTTGCAAAGATGTCTTAATAGAGAAGAAGCTCGTATGGCATGGGCAAAGGCAAATCTTGATAAAATTATAGCAAAGGAGAGCGGTCAATTTGATAAGTTTACTAAACATGATATGAAAGTCGAACTTATTAAACAAACCAACTCATACGCGGAATCTTTAGGGAAAATCTTAAATTATGCAGAACAAAGGGTTAAACGACTGGCCTTTCTTGCTGCATCAGTAAAAAACCTTTCTGACGTAATGTTAGCCAATCATAGGAGTAAAAGTTATGGGTCAAGTCGATCTTCATGAAATGTTGAAGTATTTACCTCCAGAACAAACAGAGGAACTTAAACGAATATTACTAGAGAGCGAACAGTCTTCATCTGACAAAAGCATCAAAAAAAGACGTAGTAGAAAACAGAAAAAGCAAGAAGAACATCAAAACAACAATCCCCCAAAACAAGGGCGAACTCAAGCAAAATCAAAACAGGTTGGAAGATCAAAACCAAAAAATCAATCTTCACAACGACAAAAAAGCGTTAGAAGAGGTAGGGCAAAGCCTGGAGGTAGACCGGATGGAAAACCAGCTAAAACCGAATCAGTAGTTGTTGGAGATAGGCCAAACCTATTTGTAGAACAGTATAGACAATTTGTTGGGCCTCCTACAGATGAAGAATTGCAGGCTATACAATTTGACAAAGAGGTAGCTAGAAAAACACAACCTACACCAAGAACTAGACCATCTACAATAATAGAGGCACAATGCGATGTTTGTGGGCTGTGGTTTGACGTTCCTGCTAGTATAGCTAGGGTAGATAGTCAGGGTAATACAAGATTTAAGTGCAATGATTGTCAAATAGGTGGAAGGAGAGAATCTGAATGAGTTTAGTATTGTCGGATGTGCCATCAGAACGAGCAATTTTAGCTGGGATTTGTCAGTATGGAAATCAAGCATATTTTGACATTGCAGATATTATACAAGACAGCACATTTACTGACGAAATTAATTCAATCGTTTTTAAGTGTTTAAAATCTATACTTGAAAACGACAACAACGCAGAAATTGATATTGCTTCGATCAATTCAGCAGCACATACATTAGGATTTGCGTATGTATTATCAAAAAAAGAAGAGGCCAATTATCTACAAGCACTGTTTCAATTTCCCGTAAACATAGATAATGTTAGAAAATTTGCCGGTAAAATTCGTAAGCTTGAAATAGCAAAATTACTACATAAACAATTAAGCCTGGCACAAGACAATTTATTAGATGTTAAAGGTAATGAAGACATCTCGTATATTTTAGGAATAGCAGAAGATACCGTATTTAATTTTACATCTTTGCTAAATGACAAAGAAGGTTCTCCAGAGATGCTTGGAGATAATATTGATGCTTATGTTCAGCATATTATAGATAATCCAGTTGAGCAAATTGGTATATCTACAGGCTTTCCTGCGTATGACCAAGCTATAGGTGGCGGCCTAAGACAGGCAACAATCAATATTATAGCTTCGCGTCCGAAGACAGGTAAAACCCAGTTGGGTGGTAATATTGGTTATCATGTAGCTAAAACATTAAACATTCCTGTGCTAAACATGGACACAGAAATGACTAAAGAAGATCATATTAATAGAACATTAGCTATGTTGACCGAAGTACCAATTAACGACATAGAAACAGGCAAATTTGCTAAAAAGCCCGATTTAAGAATTAAAATTCAAAACAAAGCTAAAGAGTTAGGTCAAGTTCCATATTACCATAAAAGTATAGCTGGTAAGCCATTTGAAGATCAATTAGCAATTATGCGTAGATGGCTTATGACAGAGGTTGGATTAAATACAGACGGTACTGCTAATCAGTGTTTAGTAATTTACGATTATTTAAAGCTAATGGATTCTCAAGGAGTGTCACAAGACCTTAAAGAATATCAACTGTTAGGTTTTATGATGACATCTTTACATAATTTTGCAACAAGATATAAGATTCCAGTTCTAGCATTTATGCAATTAAACAGAGATGGTATTAATAAAGAAGGCACAGATGTTGCCAGTGGTTCTGATAGAATTATCTGGCTATGTTCTAATTTTACAATATTCAAAGACAAGTCTGATGAAGAAATAGCAAATGATGGAGTTCAGCATGGAAATAGAAAGCTAGTACCAATTGTTAGTCGTCACGGAGCAGGATTAGATTTCGGCGACTACATTAATTGTCATATGAAAGGTTGGTGTGCTAAAATTACAGAGGGTAAAACTAAATTTGAAATAAGCCAAGCTCAAGGCACAGAAGAACAAGGTTTCATAGTAGAAGACCATGACGAATCAAGCACCTCATTCGAGTGATTATTATAACCAGCATAAATTACACGCTCTAACTGAAAGGGTGATGGATAGGCTTGAAGACATTCTTACATATTTTAACGTAGAACTTAAATTTAGTAGTAAAATGTATTATGGCCCATGTCCTATACATGGTGGAGATAAATTTAATGCACTAAATATTTATCATACTGGACATTCGTACAGAGGCAATTGGAAGTGTAGGACTATGCAATGCGAAAGACATTTCAAAAGTTCTATTATAGGTTTTATACGGGGCCTACTATCTAAACAAAGGTATGACTGGGCTGGACCCAATGATGAAACCGTTACATTTAGAGAAACAATAGATTTTATACTAAGTTTCTTAAATGAAGACCTAAACAAAATAAACGTAGATTTAAGTGTTGCAGAACAAAAGAGGTTCACACAACAGGTCATACGCGATAATAACAATCGGCGAAAACCCAACACAGGAATTACGCGATCACAGGTAAGAAAATCATTAAAGATACCGGCTGAGTATTATCTCAATAGAAATTACAGTGTAAATATATTAAACTCCTATGACATTGGGTTGTGTGTACACCGTGACAAACCGATGTATAATAGGGTGGTTGTTCCTGTTTACGACACAGATTACAAGTTTATGGTAGGTTGTACTGGACGAAGCATCTTTGAAAAATGCGACAAATGTGGTACTTGGCACGACTATAATATAGCGTGCCCTAGCGAAGATGATCGTTGGAAATTTTGTAAATGGAAGCACAGTGC